AATTTAATGAATGAAACATTTTTTACATTTTAATAAAAATAAATTTATATCTTTGAATAAAATTCACTATAATGGCTAAAAATAGAATACAGATAGCGTGGGATGTTTTAACTAATCCAAATAGAAATCTATTTAACGAAACAATTTATAAAACAGTTGGAGGTTTAACACAGTCTTATAACCCTACTTTAGAAACGTTAATGTTAAAAGGCTATGGTGAAAATCCTGATGTAAATGCTATTATTAATCAAATGGCATCTAAGACTACCAGCGTTCCTTTTTGCGTTAAAAAAATAGAAGATGAAGATTCTTTAAAGAAAATAAAAAGGTATCCTGTAAATACTACTTTTCAACAAAAAAAAGAAATTAAAAAATTACAGTTAAAGGCATACGAAACAGATACTGAAATGCCTATGCCATTAGAAAAACCAAATCCAAACCAATCATGGAAGGATATTTTATTTTTATACAAAGTATATCTAAAAGTTTGCGGTAATGTTTATCTATATAAAATGTTCCCTACTGATGGCATGAATTCAGGGCAACCAATGCAATTATATATTTTGCCATCACATTGGATGCAAATAGTATTGAAATCGAACGCTTCCACTTTATCGGTTGAAAACCCTGTTGATTATTATGTTTTAGAGCAAGGGAATCAATTAGTAAAATTCAAAGCCGAAAATATAATCCATATAAAAAGAGCAAATCCATTCTTTAATCAAAATGGTTCACATTTATACGGTTTAAGCGAGTTAATGTCTGCAATTAGAAATATAGCAAGCTCAAACAATGCTATTGATAATAACGGAAAAACAATGCTTAACAGTGGTGTTTATGGGTTTATTCATGCAGGCGAAGGAGCTACACCGTTAACAGCAGAACAAGCGGAATCATTAAAAGAGCGTTTAGTTGAAATGGATAATTCAAGCGATAAACTTTCTAATATCGCTGGTGCATCTGGTAAATTAGGCTTTACAAGAATATCGCTAACAACAGACGAATTAAAGCCTTTTGATTATTTAAGCTATGACAGACGTACTCTTGCAAATTGTTTAAATTGGAATGTTGAATTATTAAACGAAGAACGCACTGGAAGTGGATTTGGAGTTGATACTTTAATTGAAGCAAGAAAAAGAGTAATAACCGATAATATTAAACCTGATTTAGATTTATTTGCTGAATCGTTTAATCCTGAATTCATACAAAAGTTTAAAGGTTACGAAAAAGCGGAAATAGATTGGGATATATCAGAACTGCCAGAAATGCAAACGGACATGAAAACTATGTCGGAGTGGATTAATTCGGTACCATTAACTTTGAACGAACGCAGGGAAGTTTTCAACTATGAAGAAATAGATGATGATATGATGAACGAAATATATTTACCTAATAATTTGATAAATATAAACGACCCAAGTTTAAACGATATGTTAAACAATGGATAAGCTAAGACAAAGGCAAGAAATAAAAGCGTATAGGATTATACAAAAGCATATTAAGGCTATATTAAATAATATACCTATAAACAACGCTTCTGTAAATACATACGTTTATTTATTTGAAGCTAACATAACGCACGAGCAAGTTTATTCGATGTTTAAAGAACTATATTCTGTTATTGGTATAGATGTAGCAAAAAGAGTCAAAAGAACCTTAGAACGCACTAAAAAAGATAATATTTTATTTAATGATGTATTATTAAACGAAATTTTACTATTTTTGTCTAATGAGGGTGGTATAAAAATAACATCCGTTAGAAATACATTAATTGAAGATTTAGTAAAAGCGGTACAATTAGAATTATCTAAACAAGGTACTTTAATAAATGTGCGTGATGCTATTTATAATGTGGTAAGTAAATCACAATCTTTTTATAAATGGCAGGCGTTAAGGATAGCAAGAACAGAAACGACAAGCGCATCAAATTTGGCTGCTGTAAAATCGGGTGAAGATAGTGATTTAGAATTGACTAAGACATGGATAAGCGTTAAAGATGACAGGACACGATTAGACCATGTAGTTGAAAACAACCAAACAGTTGATTTTAACGAACCGTTTAAAATGGCAGATGGAAGTTTATTGATGTATCCGGGTGATGTAAATGCTAAGGCTTCACAAGTAATTAATTGCAGGTGTACGGTTGCATTTACTGCTAAAAGAGATTCAGAAGGAAATTTAATATTTAAGAATTAATAATATGGAATTTAAACAATTATCGTACGATTTAAAAGAATTAGACGAAAAGAAAGGTATTGTAACTGCATATGCAAATACATACAATTTTAAAGATTCAGATGGAGACATTTCCGCTTATGGTTCTTTTGATAAGACGGTAAACGAAAACTTTAAACGTATTCGAGTACTTAAAGACCATAACCCTACAATGATGATAGGAGTACCTTTGTCAATTGATACAAAAGATACATATGGATTGCTTACAACTTCTCAATTTAACATGAGCAAGGACTTAGGTAAAGATATGTTTACAGATGTTAAATTAATGCACGATAGCGGATTGAATGCCGAATTAAGCATAGGTTATAGAGTTATCCAAAGAGACCAAAAGAATAAAAGTATTATTAATGAATATAAGTTAATGGAATATTCGTTTTTATCTTCTTGGGGAGCAAATCAATTATCAACAGTACAAGACATTAAATCTATTAAAAGCCATTACGGTATTATGGAATTAATTGAAAAATCATATAATTTGAATTATTCAGACACACGATTAAAACAAATTGAAACTTTATTAAAAGCACTATCAAATGAGCCGATAGAAACTATCACTTTAAATGAACAGCCGCTTATATTAGACACGTTAAAATCATTTAAACTTTAAAACAAAAAACACACAATGGAAGCATTAGAAATTAAAAACGCTTTGGAAGGAATCAAAGCACAAGTAGAATTAAAAGCGACTGAAAACACAGTTGAAGTAAAAGGATTAATCGAAGCCTTAGAGTCTAAAATGAAAGCCGAAAAAGATGCTGATGTATTGGCATTAAAAGCAGACTTGCAAGCTATACAAGCACACGCTGACAAACTTGACGTTAAATTGCAAGAAAAGGGAGCTGAAACAAAAGGCGAAGGTTACAATGAAATCATGCAAAAATCTATTACTGAAAATTTCGACCAAATTAAATCAGTAAGAAAAGGAAATGCAATTCAAGTAAAAGCAGTAGGTGACATGACTCTTAGTGCTAACCTAACAGGCGCACAACCAAAAGATTATAACTTTAATGTTGTTATGATTCCCGGTGCTATGGTTAACGTTGCCGATTTGGTTGGAAGCGTAAACATTGACGGAGGTACTTATACTTATCCACGTGAGGGAGCAGGAGAAGGTTCTATTGCAACTCAAACAGAGGGAAGTTCAAAAGCTCAAAGAGACTACGACTTTACAATGGTAGACGTTAATACTGACTTTATCGCTGGTTTTACACGTTATTCTAAAAAGATGGCTAATAACTTGCCTTTCTTAACTTCATTTATTCCTAACGCTTTAAGACGTGATTATTTCGCTGCTGAAAATGCTGCTTTTAATACTGTTTTAGCTGGTGCTGCTACCGCTTCTACTGAAATTATCACAGGAAAAAACAAAATTGAAATGTTGATTAATGAAATTGCAAAACAAGAAAATGCAAATTTCCCTGTTAACGGTATTGTTGTTCGTCCTTCTGATTATTGGGATATTTTGAAAACTGAAAAATCAACAGGTGCAGGTTATGGTTTGCCTGGTGTTGTAACTTCAGAAGGTGGAGTATTAAGAATTAACGGTATTCCTTTGTACAAAGCGACTTGGTTAACTGCTAATAAATATTTTGTTGGGGATTGGTCAAGAGTAAACAAAGTAAACACTCAAGGTTTATCTTTAGAGTTTAGCGAAGTTGAAGGAACTAATTTCGTTAAAAACAACATTACAGCAAGAATCGAAAGCCAAACAGCTTTGGCAGTTGAACAACCTGCTGCATTGGTTTACGGAGACTTTACAGCAATTGCATAATTCAATTAATTAATTTAAAAAGCACTCTTTATTGGGTGCTTTTTTGTATATTTACATATCGAAATTCAGGAAATCGATATTTAAAATTTAACTTAAAGATTAACGAGTACCCGCCTGAATCGGGGAAAGTTAATCTTTTTTTTGTATTATGGAAATTTGGAAAAGCATTGAAGATTTAGAAGTAAGTAATTTAGGAAACTTTAGAAGAAACGGAGTTATATTAAAACAATATGAACACAGATATTTATTTGTCATGTTGTTAGGAAATAAAATAAAATCATCTCATAGATTAGTAGCAATTGCTTTTATTAATAACCCAGAAAACAAACCTCAAGTAAATCACATTAATGGAATTAAAACAGATAATAGAGTAGAAAATCTTGAGTGGAATACAGGAAAAGAAAATACAAATCATGCGTTAATAAACGGATTGAAAATAATAAAAAAAGGAGAACATTGTTTTCATTATGGAAAAAGAGGAGGCGAAACAAATAGAGCGAAAAAAGTTTTAGACACTTCTAATGGAAAAATATATAATAGTTTAAAAGATGTAGTTTTAGATAGTATTTATAGTTATAAAAATTTATCAAGACAATTAACAGGGGAAAGAAAAAACAAAACTACATTTGTATATGTTTAGTCGACTACAAATTATAGTCAACTTAAAACCGATATATTAATTTATATCGGTTTTTTTTATATCTTTGAATAAATAAAAATTATATCATGAAAAAATATAAAGTAATAAAAGCTTTTTTTAAGCTATCAGAGCAAAAGAATTATGTAATAGGTGATACTATTGAACTGTCAGAAAAAGACGCTAAAGCAATGGATTGGTACGTTATTGAAATTAAAAAAGAGAAAGTAAAATGAGTTATTTAGATGTAATATCTTTAGAACGTGCAAAGAATTATCTAAGGATTGATTCTGATTTAACGGATGACGACAACGAAATAACTTCGATGATTAACGCATCATGTAGGTATATTGAAAAAAGAACTAATCATATATTTTACGAACAAGACAAAGTTTACAACGGTGTTTGTCAAGTAAAAGTATATGACTATCCTATTAATTCAATAATTACTGACCCCGCACCGTATGTTTATCATTTTACAATGTTTGATGTGTTTCCAGACTCTAAAACAGTTACTTTAAATGTTGGTTATGCAGTTGATACCGTTCCTGATGATTTAATACAAGCGTGTTTGCAAATGATTAAAGTATGGTATTACGAGTCAGAAAAACAAGTAAATACTACTTTAATTCCTGAAAGCGTTAAAGAGGTTATAGATATTTATAAAAGATTTTTATAATGATTTCAAGACAATATACACGAAAAATAGCAATTTATAAAACTACTAATGTATCAGATGGTTACGGAGGTAATACCGTATCAGATGTTTTAATAGGTTCGTATTGGGCAGAAGTGAAACAAAATAGTTCTTATAAAGATAATGCTATTGGCAAATCATTGCTAAAAGATAATTATTCTTTTAAAATTAGAGCAAATAATACTTAAATTGTCTAAATTAGGTGTTATATTATTATTTGCTCTAATTTT